CTTTCAGTAGGTGACATCATGAACAACTCTGCAAATGCTGCATCAGCATCTAACGGAGTATTACCTTCAGGTTCTTCTTCAAACATTCGTTGGGAGATTACAGGAGCTGATACAGGATCAGGTGTTTTCACAGTATTGATTAGAAGAGGTGATGATTATCAAAACTCAAAGACAATTTTAGAAACTTGGGCTAATGTATCATTAGATCCAAATCAAAGTAATTATATTGCATACGTAATTGGAGATCAAACACAAACAGTATTAACTGATGAGTTTGGTAATCCATACTTACAAACTACTGGAAGCTATGCAAACGCATCAAGATACGTAAGAGTTAAAGAAGTTATTTCACCAACACCAAACTACTTTACTCCACAAGGACAACCAGTAACATTATATAAATCTTACATCCCAACAAACGGAAGTGGATCTCTTAATGGAAGTTTCCAAAGTGCAGTAGGACCTATCCACGGTGTTTATGGAATTGCAGCTTTGAACATGTTTGAAAACATTAAGGTATCAGACTCAACAGCAGCAACTCCTTCAACAAACATTCAAGGTGTATTTGCAAGTGATTACGATACAGCTCTTGGATTATTGAAGAGTGGTGAAGATTACGACTTCAACATCGTATCAATGCCAGGTGTTACTTATCAAAACGCAGCTGACCAAGTCAATACCTTACTATCAAACGTAAGTGAAAGAGGTGATGCGATTGCAGTAGTAGATATGGTAACATACGGTCAATCTTTAACAGAGGTTGGAAGCAACGCACAAAGCATTGATAACTCTTATGGAGCTACATACTGGCCATGGATTCAAGTAAGATCACGTGAGACAGGTAAATTAAACTTCGTACCAGCTTCTACAATTGTACCAGCAGTATACGAATACTCAGACAAAGTTTCTGCAGAGTGGTTTGCACCAGCAGGTATGACTAGAGGTGGTTTACCAACAGTATTACAACCAGAAAGAAAGTTAACAGTATCAGCTAGAAATACATTGTACGGATCTAAAGTAAATCCAATCGCAGTATTCCCAGGACAAGGTACAGTTATCTACGGACAAAAAACATTACAATCAAAACCATCTGCATTAGATAGAGTAAACGTAAGACGTTTGTTAATATCTTTGAAGAGATACATTAAGCAAATTGGTAACACATTAGTATTCGAACAGAACACTGCAGTAACAAGAAACAAATTCTTGTCACAAGTTAATCCATACTTAGATTTTGTACAACAAAAGCAAGGCTTATATGCATTCCGTGTAGTAATGGATGAGACAAACAATACACCAGATGTAATCGATAGAAATCAATTGATTGGTACTATCTACATCCAACCTACTAGAACAGCTGAATTTATTCAATTAGACTTTAACGTATTGCCAACAGGAGCTACTTTTGGTCAATAGTAACTAGATATGAATAACAATACAAAGATTAGATTACATTTATCCAAAGCTCTACTAGAGTCTATAATGAAAGATATTATTTTAGAAGGTAAGGTTAGCCATGCGCAAAAGCTTACCTCTAAAATGAAAAAGCTTGGCGAGAATAAAGCTATGAAAAAAGCTAAGGCTAAGATGGAAGAGACTATAGATGTAACTCCTGGAAAGACTTATAAGTATCGTGATGAAAACATTACATTTATTAAGTCTGGTAAAGATGGCAATGGTAAAGAGTTCTATGAGTTTGAGAATGAGGCTGGCAAGAAGATATTCTTCTTCCCTACTACAGACTTAGACATGTTGAAACCTATTAATCAGTAAACACTAAAGTAGTTATACATTTAAGCAATAAAAAGCTAACATAAAGATATTTATTTTAAAATAAAAAGAACATGCCAGTATTAGACCCGAACGAGATAATGTTTACAGCTTTTGAACCAACCGTTCAAAACAGATTTATATTCAACATAGATGGAATCCCAGCTTACACTATTAAAAGTGCTACAGCACCAAACTTCTCACTAACTGAAATCAAGTTAGACCACATCAACGTTTACCGTAAGTTAAAAGGTAAGTTAGAGTGGGGAGATATGACTTTAAAGTTATACAACCCAATCGCTCCTTCAGGACAACAAGCGGTAATGGAGTGGTTACGTTTATCACACGAGTCAGTAACAGGACGTGATGGATACTCAGATTTCTACAAGAAAGATGTTAGCTTATGGATCTTAGGTCCAGTAGGTGATGTTGTTTCAGAGTGGATTGTAAAAGGAGCTTTCATTAAGTCTTCAAACTTTGGATCATACGATTTCGCAAATTCAGAGGCAGTTGAAATCGAGATGGTATTAGCGATGGATTTTTGTATCTTAAATTATTGATACTGCGTACTGAATTACTACTTTTTAAAAGCACTCATCTGCTTATTAGAAAATAATTAAATTAAAAAAAAGTTGGCTTTTTAAAATTAAAGGTAGATCTTTAGGCCATTATAAAAAGCATATACAAATATAAAGCATGAAAAAACTTAACGAACAAGCATTGCAAATGCAAAAATTAGCAGGTATTATCACTGAAAGTGAATATAATACTGAGATGGCTAAGATGGATAACACTCCTAAAATGGAAGCTGAGGAAGAAGGAACTTCTGGTGGGGTAACTATAACATCTCAAGAGGAGTTAGATACCTATGTTGAGGAGAATGGCTTAGTTATTAATGGAAGCATAGAGAATAATTACGATCCAGAGTCTGGAGGGGAATTTTATGGTGAAAGTATTGAATTACCTGATAACTTAACTATAAAAGGAAATTTATCAGGAGGAGATTTTGCTTTAGGTAACAACCTTACAATTGAAGGAGAGTGTTATTTTAATGTGGATAGTAGATATGTAGTAAATATGATTAAAATACTTGATAAATCAAGTAATCACAATCTTATAACAGCAACGCACTTAGCTAAGAAGTTAGTTGTTAATACTCCCCAAGCAGATTTTGACTGGGGTAGTGCTGATGAGCTAGTGTTACCAGACAACTTTATATGTGAAAGTGCATGGTGTATGTTATCTGCAGAAAAACCTTTTGAAAACGTAGAAAAAGCTACCATAGTAGTAAAAGGAGATCTTGATCTATTTGGCTCATTCGAAGGAGTAGATGATAATACATTTAGAGAATTTGCAAAGAGATTAAAAGTTACGGGTGATTGCCACCTTCTTTTTGGCTTCCCATCTTACTCAGAAGAGATGACAGATGAAGAAATAAGACAAATCTTCCCTAATGTTGAGGGAGAGATAGAAATTCGTACTAGAAAAGTACCAAACACAAAAGCACAACCAGACTCAGCAGCATCTATGAATGAAATGAATAAGATGAAGCGTAAGTCTAGAATGTAATACAACTAAATAAAACACAAACAAACACATAATATGAAAAAATTAGACGCATCAGCATTGCAAATGCAAAAATTAGCAGGTATTATCACTGAAAGTGAATATAATACCGAGATGGCTAAGATGAATAAAATGGAAGCTGAAGAAGGTTCAGGAGCAAATACCTACAAAGTAGTAGAGATTGGATCTAGAGGTGAAGAAGAGGGTGAAGAGATGGTGAAGAGTGACTTAAGTATCGAAGAATTCTGTAAAGAGCTATTAAAGAAAGAACAGGCAGAGATATTAGCAATGGCTGACAGTGCTGAAGAACGTGCAGAAACACTACGTCACTTTAAAGAATTTTCAGGTGTTGGTGAATATGATGATAAATGGGAAGTAGCAGTTACTGAAGAAACAGGATACGATGTATACACAGAAGACCAAGCAGCATCTATGAATGAAATGAATAAGATGAACAAGATGGGACGTCATTCTAAAATGGAAGAAATGAATAAGATGAAGTCTGCTTCTAAAATGAAAGAAGCTGAAGAAGAGGGTGAAAATGTCTATAGAGTAGAAAAAATTGGATCTAGAGGTGCAGTAGAGGATGAAGATATAATTGATAGTGATTTAAACATTGAACAATTCTGTAAACAATTACTAAAAGATAAGATGGAGGAAGAGTTATCACAAATCACTGATCCTAAGCAACGTGCAGAAATGCTAGCTGACTTTAAGGAATGGATGAATGTTGGTGAGTATGGTGACCATTGGGAAGTAACTTACAGTGAAGAATCAGGATATAAAGTATATCAAATGTAATACAATCACAAAAACACAATATTAAGAACTCCTTTCTATAATTTAGAGAGGAGTTTTTTATTTTACTTGTAGATAACTAACACATAAAAGTCAAATCGTATATATTTATTAACAAAAGTAATAGAGATTATGACAGACACAAGTAAGGCAGGCTTACCATCAGAAGCCGTAGAACTACCTTCAAAAGGGTTAGTATACCCAAAAGAAAATCCACTATCTTCCGGAGTTGTTGAAATGAAATACATGACAGCACGTGAAGAAGATATTTTAACAAACCAAAACTTCATTAAGCAAGGGGTTGTATTTGACAAGCTATTAAGATCGCTTATCATAAGTCCAATCAACTACGATGACCTAACCTTAGGAGATAAAAACGCAATCTTAATTGCAGGAAGAATCTTAGGATATGGAAAGCAGTATGTAGTATCAGTAACCCACCCTCAAACAGGCGAGCCTGAGGAAGTTTCAATCGATCTAACAGCGATTAAGAACAAAGAGGTGGACTACTCCACTTTGGCTAATATTAACGAATTTACGTATCAATTACCTACCTCAAATAACGAAGTAACTTTTAAGATCTTAACTCATAAAGATGAGAGGATGATTGAAGAGGAGTTAAAAAGTTTGAAGAAACTTAACATGTATAACGATGTTACAGTGAGATTAAAGTATGCAATCATTGCTATTAACGGAGATCGTGATGCTAAAGCAGTACGTGATTTTGTAGATAACCACATGTTAGCAACAGATTCAAGAGCTTTTAGAAAGCACATGAGAGAGATTACACCAGACCTAAACTTAACGATTAATATCGAATTTAAGGATGGCTACATA